ACGCCTCCATCTCCTACCTGTACCCGTTCCGCCTGTCCCGCCAGGCCTCACTGGCCAGGATCATGGCGGACTATCTCCCCGAACCTGTCTACGCAAGGGTGGTATTGCAATGACCGAGGTCGTGATCGTGGCGGGAGTGATCGGCTACCTGTCGGGGATGGTGCGGATGCACCTGGAGGGGTTCAGGTGGCTGTGGTCATACCTCAGCGTCCTGGTGGCTGTCGTCCTCCTGCTCGAAGTACACGGAGGTGTCCTCAACCTCGAAGAACTGCGACAGGTCCTGCTCCCCGGCATCTGCGCCGCCTTCTTCGGTCTGGCCACCGAGAGTGTGGTCAGCCACTACACCACCATCCCCCGGATCATCAACCGACGCTGACAGCGGGGGGTCCCAGGGATCGGCCAACGGTGCGCCCTTTGATACCCGCTGCAGGTACAGGGCCTTGCGGTTGTAACGCTCGAAGTAGGTGTCGTAGTCGCGGTCCTTCAACTCCCGGTCCAACGTCCGGGCCATCTCCAGCACGGCCTCGTGGGTATCGCGCTCCAACTTGCGGCGGGCCGTGATCTTGGGGTCCTCCCGTACCGGGGCGGCCGGGGGAGCGGCTGGTACCTGCAGGACCAGCGCAGGGTAGGCGGCCAGGAACTGCCGCCACAACGGGGCGTGTCCCTTCGGGCTGGGTCCGCTGGACAGCCACATCTCCAGCGCGGTGCGTTCCTGGTAGGCGGTCACCCCGTTCTCCTTGCGGGCCTTGGACAGCGCCGCCATCATCGGCTTGCGGTTGGTCTGGGACGGTGCGGAGGGCCACTGCTGCGCCGCCCACTCCGCGAACCGGTCGGCGGTCTCGGCCACGCTACCGGTCTTCGGCTTCTCGGCGGCCGTCCGGGCGAAGGGGTCGAACTCTTCGGGCTCCTCGGGGGAGGAGAAGACATCGAACGGGTCACGCATCGGCTGCTCCAGTCGTCGGTACACGGTGGCCCCGGACTGGGTGCGGAACGACACCGCCAGCCCTACCGACTTGAGTTCGCGTAGCCCTCGGTAGAACGTGTTGCGGCTGCACCCTAGGTCCTCCAGCAGGTTGGCGACGGTCCCGGAGTCACCCAACGCCAGCCAGATCCGTAGGGCCAGGTCGCTGACCTCCCAGGTCGGTAGTCTCTCCGGATGTCGTACCCGGTTGCGGTAGACGGTCTTCTGAGAGATACCCAAGGCCCTGGCGACCTGCCAAGACTTCGCCTCGGGGTGATGCTGGAGGTAGGCCGTGATCCGCAGGTCCGACATCATCCGCCGCCGACGTGCGCTTTAGCCACCCCGTTCGGGTCCCTAGACACAGACGACACCCACTCCGCTCCGTCGTAGCAGACCGGGAAGTAGACGTAGTGCTGGGTCCAAAGGGTAAAGAAGCACCCCTCGGTCAGCCCGTACCCGTCATCGAACACGGCATCCAAGGACACCTCAGGCGGATCTTCCCCACCGGCGTAGTAAGAAGCCTCGGGGTTATGTCCCAAGGCCGCGCCTACCACGTTGTCCCAGGAGTCCCCGTTCTCGTCCATCTCCTCGGAGATGAGTTGCCGCCACGTCACCATCAGGCCCTCCGGTCCACGTACACCGAACCGATCCAGAAGTCATCCTGATTCAGTTCCATCCCAGCCATGATCATCTCCTCCACCGTCATACAACGGCGGGGGTTGATCTCCGACCCGAAGTCACCGATCCGGTGCTTGTCGAAGGCCGCATCGGAGTTGAAGTACTCCCCGCAGGTCGAGCACCAGTTCCGTCGTCCTCGCAGAGTCCTAGGATGCCCTTTCCCGGCCTCTCCGTGGGCCGTAGGGCTGCGTTTAGGCATCGTGGGTACTCCGGGAAGGGTCCAGGCCTTTACCCCCTGATATCAGGTCTCCAGTCAATCTTAGGATCTCTGCGGCGATCTGTTCCAGAACGCTTTGGTCCACCACCGCGACCCCGTCCACCACCGGCAGGGTGATGACCTGGGCCTGGTCCTCCACGGCCTCGGTGGGGTCTCCGGGCAGCAGACCGTCCCAGAACCCCGTCCAGACCTGGTCGTAGTCCTCCGACAGGTGGCTGGGGAAGTACTCCTGGAGGTGGTAGGTAAGGTTGATATCTGCGGGTACGGAGGTGAAGGTGTCCTCCGGGTTGGCCTCCAGCCAGTCCTTGACCAGGACCTGCAGCAGGTCCGGGTTGAAGTCTGTCTGTGCTGGGATCGCGTAGCGCATGGGATGGACACTACCACCTACCGCAGAAGTAGTCATCTATCAGGCTGGGCTAAGCGGTTGCGCCCGCAGGGCGCGACCGGTGAGTAGTGGGCGTAGCCCACTACGAACGAGAACTATGTCTAAAGAGTTTAAAGACCGCGCGCGTATATATAGGTGCAGGGTCGAGGGCTCAGTATCATATTTGTCCCACCTCAGTATCATATTTGTCCCATAATCGTGCTTTCTGGAAGCGTCAGAATCAGGGCTGAGTATCATATTTGTCCTAGTACAAATGGACTACTCCAGCGTGGCGAGTTGACAGGTCCTGCTCCCTGCTGCGAGGGTTACGGCATGGACATGCGGACCCGGATCTCGTTCCAACGATCAGGCCTCCCCCGCCGCTTCTGGGTACGGGACATCGTCCCCCAGGCGCAGGTCAAGGCCTGGTGGGACGACTCGACCAACATCCTCTTCGACATGGCCGCTGACACCTACGGACAAGGGCTGGTGCTGTGCGGCCCACAGGCCACGGCCCAGGCGGCGTGGCTGTTCCGGGAGTGTCTCAGCGACGACCTCCCGACCTTGTGGGTGGACTGGTCGGCCCTGGCCGACGACATCCGGGACCGTGACGAGCGTGGTGCGGCGGTGGACGAGGCCCTGCATCCCTCGGTACTGATCATCGATCAGGTTGATATGAACCGCCAGGAGTGGCTGTCCCAGGTCCTGACCCGCATCATCAAGGGCCGCTACGACGCCGGTAAGCCGACCATCCTCACCACCTTCCGTCCGGTGGACACCGCCCGCTCGGCACTGTCCATCTGCTTCGACTTCGACCCCAACGTGGTCTCGTTCGTTGAGACCCTGGGCGCAGAGGGCTGACCGATCAGGAGTCAGCGGATGGCTACCAAGGGAGACCAGGGGACCTGGCGAACGGCGCGCTTCTTCCTAGAGGATGAGGGCGTCCATGAGGTGTCGTTCGACACCCTGCACCGTTCCTCGGCGCTGCGCTGCACCTGTGGCGGCTTCCGGTCCAGCGGCGGGTGTCGCCACACCGCCTGGGTCTCCTCCAACATGTCCGCCGAGATCGCTGCCACCCGGTCCAAGACCGTCCCGGCCCTGGACACCTGGCGCAAGTTCGTGCTGTTCAAGTACCGGGTGGAAGTGCTGTAGGCCTCATGGAGGGCGGCGACATCAGCAACGTGATCACCGAGGGACGCACACTCGTGCATGCCCGGTCGTTCAGTCTGCGCCTGGTCACGATGTACACCGCGCTCTGGGGACTGATCCGGATCATCGGCTACGACCAGCGCATCGATCTGGTGGCCCTGGCCAACGTGGTCCGGGCCTGTGCGGTCCTGCCCCGCCCGATGCTGGTCACCACCGACGACGACCCGCAGGCCTGTGAGGCGCTGTACGAGGAGTTGAACTCCGGCTACGAGCACCCGTTCCGGGGCTGCGCCTGCTACGAGTCCGACCGGCAACTGGCCACCCTGCTGGCCTGGATGCCCAACACCAGGATCATCGATGTGCCCGGCAAGGCCGGGGTGTTCGGGGTCCGCTACCTGGAGATCCCGTGGCCGTAACCCCTCACAACGAGCGCCGGGTACTCAGTCGTGTGATCGGAGACGGCTCCCTCAAGGCCCTGGTCGAGCGCGGTATCGGTCCTGACTGGTTCACCCAGCCCGACGACCGGCGTGTGGCCGAGTTCGTCTTCGACTGGAACGCCAAGTACGGCCAGCCGCCCAGTCCGCAGGCGATGGCACAGAACGCGCCCGGCTACCGGCTGGTCAAGGTGGACGACCCCATCGAGGCGCTGTGCGACCAGATGGTGGCCTACCGGCGTCGGGCAATGACGGTGGAGGCCATCGCCAACGCCGCCGACCACGTCGAGGCCAAAGACCACGAAGGCGCGGTCGATGTCCTGCGGAAGTCGCTGGGCGAACTGGACCGTGCCTCCGGTGTGGTCACCAGCGACATGGACCTCACCGACAAGGCCGTTGAGCGGTTCAGTTGGTACGAGCAGGTCAAGAACCGCCCAGGTGGGCTGCTGGGACTGCCGACCGGGTTCCCGACCATCGACAAGGCCACGGCCGGTCTGCAGCCCGGCCAACTGGTCACCCTGATCGCGTCGGCCAAGACCGGGAAGTCGATCACGTCGTTGCAGATCGCCGCGAACATCCACGCCCACCCCAGCCGTCCTAGTGTGATGTACCAGTCCTTCGAGATGAGCAACTACGAGCAGCAGACCCGTCACGACGCGATGCGCGCCCACATCTCTCTGGCCAATCTGCGTACCGGCACCCTTTCCACCAGGGAAGAGGTTGCGTACCGGGCGATGCTCGCCGAGATGGACCAGATGTCCAACCCGCTTACTCTCACCGACTCCTCCTCAGGGACCACGGTCTCGATGCTGGCCAGCAAGATTGATGACCTGGGCAGGCCGGACCTGATCGTGATCGACGGCGTCTACCTGATGGTCGATGAGTTGACGGGGGAGTCCTCGACCCCGCAGTCGCTGACCAACATCACCCGCTCCCTGAAGCGGTTGGCGCAGAACATCCAGCGCCCGATCTTCATCACCACCCAGGCCCTGCAGTGGAAGATGAAGAAGACCCGCCTCAACTCCCAGTCGGCAGGCTACTCCAGTTCGTTTGTCCAGGACTCTGACGTGGTCCTTGGGTTGGAGAAGGTGGACGAAGAGATCGATGACGCCCGCATCCTGCGGGTGCTGATGAGCCGTAACTGCGGCCCGGTCGAGACCTTTCTGATGTGGAACTTCGAGGAAGGCCGATTCGAGGAGGAGTCATTGTGAACGTAGAAGAGACACTGAAGATGCTGGGGATCGACTACCGGGAGGCCAGCGGCGAGTTCCGTGCCCCCTGCCCACAGCACAAGGTCCGCACCGGTCACGAGGACGCCAACCCGAGTTGGTACATCAGCGCCGAGTCAGGTCTCAGCCTGTGCTTCTCCTGCAACTACCGCGCCAACCTCCCCAAACTCATCGCCGATGTCCGTGGTATCGATCTTGGCCAGGCCCAGGCCCTGCTGGTCGAGCAGCGGCAGGAGGTGGACTCCTCCACCATCCGCAGCAGGCTGGAGAAGGCGACCTCGTGGGTGTACCGGAAACGCGACACCCAGTTCCTGCCTGAGTCCAGCCTGGCCCAGTTCGACGCCCCCCCGGCCTGGGCGCTGGCCGAGCGCCGGATCACCGCCGAAGCGGCCCAGGACTACGGGGTCCGGTGGGAGGACAGCACCGGCTCCTGGATCTTGCCGATCCGTGACCCCTGGACCGACAACCTGCTGGGCTGGCAGATCAAGAGCCAGGTCCAGCGCGGCCTGGTCCGCAACTGGCCGCGCGGGATCAAGAAGAGCGGGGCCATCTTCGGGCTGGACGCGATCTCCAGTCCGGTGCTGTGGGTGGTCGAGTCCCCGCTGGATGCGGTACGCCTGTCCGGTCTGCCCGGCGACGGCATCTGTCTCAGCGCGGTCGCTACCTTCGGGGCCTCGGTGTCGAAGGAGCAGATGCGGCTGCTGCGGGCGTACGACCGGCTGATCCTGGCCTTCGACAACGACGACGCCGGGGCGAGGGCCACCGACGAGTTCATCGCCGCCAACCCCGGCGCTGACATTCTGGTGGCCACCTACCCCAAGGGATGCAAGGACCCCGGAGACTGCACTGATGACCAACTCCAGGCCATCCGGCCCCGTCATGCCGTGAGGCTCTAGATGTTCACCGGGGAGTTGTTCCCGTTCCAGAAGGGGGCCTTCGACCGGATGGTCGAGCGCCGCAAGGTGCTGCTGGCCTACGAGCAGGGTCTGGGGAAGACTCCGCTCACCATCGCCGCCATCGAGCATCTGATGGGGCAGGGCGTCATCACCGAGCCGGTGCTGGTCGTGGCTCTGTCCAGCCTGAAGTACCAGTGGGCCGCAGAGATCGAGAAGTTCAGCGACTCCCGAGCCCTGGTCATCGACGGCACCCCCAGCCAACGCGAGGTCCAGTACATCCTGGCCGAGGATTGGCTGACCTCCGAGGTGGACTACGTCATCGTCAACTACGAGCAGGTCGTCAACGACTGGGAGCACATCTCCCGTCTGTCGTGGGGGGCCATCGTCTGCGACGAAAGTACGCAACTCAAGGGGTTCAGGTCCAAGCGCAGCAAGGCCGTCAAGCGCCTGGCCAAGGACATCCCGGTACGATTCGCGCTCACCGGCACCCCCATCGAGAACGGTAAGCCCGAAGAACTCTTCAGCCTTATGCAGATGGTCGATCCCGAGGTGCTGGGGAAGTTCGACCTGTTCGACAAGACCTTCATCGTTCGTAATCAGTGGGGGTGGGTGGACCGGTACCGCAACCTTCCGACGCTGTACCAGCGGATGAGCGAGGTGATGGTCCGCAAGCGCCAGACCGATCCCGAGGTCCAGGAGTACATGCCGGTGCTACGTCGTCGGGCACCGATCCTGGTGGGCCTGGACTCCCGCACCCGTAGGCTCTACGAGCGCATCCGGGCCGACCTGCTGGTTAGCCTGGATGACGCCGCCGACCTACTAGCCGCCAGCGGGTTCAGTCTGGACGCCCACTACGGACTGGCCTCGGCTCCCAACGATCCGGCCGGTGCCATCAAGGGCAAGATCATGTCCCAGATCACGGCCCTGCGGATGTGTTCCGGTAACGCCGCCCTGATCGCCAAGAGTGCCCAGGACTTCCAGGACTCCATGCATGCCGGGAGTACCACGGTGAAGGGGTCGTCGTACGCCGCCGACCTGCACGCTGAGGGTCTGCTGGAGGGGCTGCCGAAGGTTCCGGTGAAGGCGAAGAAGGTGGTGGAGTTCGTCAAGGACCACCTCGCCGTCGATCCGGACCACAAGGTAGTCGTGTTCACGACGTTCCTCGGCACGGTGGGCCTGTTGTCCGGGATGCTCCCAGGGTCGGTGACCTACACCGGCAGCATGAACGCCAAGCAGAAGGAGGCCGCACGCCAGGCCTTCAAGACCGACCCCGAGGTGCGGGTGCTCATCTCCAGTGATGCCGGAGGGTACGGGGTGGACCTTCCGGAGGGCAACCTGCTGGTGAACTACGACCTGCCCTGGAAGGCCGGTACCGCCAGTCAGCGCGACTCGCGCATCATCCGTGCCTCCAGTGAGTGGGAGCATGTGCAGGTCGTCAACTTCCTGGTCGCCGACTCTATCGAGGTCCGCCAGTACGAGATGCTCCAGCAGAAGCACCGGGTGGCCGAGGCCGTGGTGGACGGACGGTGGATCAACGACAAGGGCGGCGTGGACCTCACGCTGGGCTCTCTCAAGGAGTTCTTGTCGCACCCCTGATGCATGCTGCAAAGGTCCAAAAGACACAACCGTCTGGACCCTTGCATCAGGGAAAGGTTATGTGTAGCGTGAGCACTAGCAGTAGTCAATCATTCACTCTCAGGAAGGTGCCGAGCGTGGTCCGTGCCGCAGACACCAGTAGCCGAACTCTTGACTCTGACAACGTCTCTTGGCAGTCCGAGGCGGTGGCCTGGCTGGACGCCAAGGCCCGCTACGACGCCGCCAAGAAGGAGATGGACGGCTACCGCTCCGCACTCCTGCAGGCCCTCAATGACCTGGGTGAGGAGGACGAGAACGGCCACGCCTACCTGGATCTTCCGGAGCAGGTCGGCAAGTGGGTCGGGTTGCAGCGCCAGCGCCGGGTCACCGACACCCTGGACGAGGAGACCGCGTTCCAGATCCTCAAGGACCGGGGCCTCGAAGACCGCTGCATCAAGATGGTCCCCCAGATCGACCCCGACGCCATCTACGCCTGCCTCTACGAGGATCTGCTCACCGAGGGCGAGATCTACGCGATGTTCCCGATCAAGGTGACCTACGCCCTGGTGGCGGTGAAGGCATGAGCATCCTGGATGAGTTCTACCCCGGCAGCAAGCAGCGCCGTCAGGAGCCGGTGGTCGTGGATGAGGCTCCTCCTCAGTCCTGGGACGCCAACCCCATCGTCCGCACCATCCGGGGCAAGGAGATGTCCTTCTACGGCATCGGTGCCCTGGCCCAGGCCCTGGGACGCAGCATCGTGGGGGTCCGTCTGTGGGAACGCCAAGGACTGATCCCCAAGGCCCCCTACCGGATGCCCGACCACAAGGGCGGAAAGGGCAAGCGGCTCTACACCCGCGCCGTCATCGAGGCCACCGTCGCGGAGTTCGCGCGGATGGGACTCATGGAGCCCGGCGCACGGGTGCGCTGGGAGGGAGAACACCAAGACTTGACCGCCCGCCTCGTGGAGAGGTGGACCGAAGTGGTCGAGAACGAGTAGCATTCATAGGACAAGGAGAAACTACAGTGAGTCTTCGCCGTCGTAGTGACAGCAGCAACACCGCAGTACTGGAAGAAGAGAAGCCGCCGTTCGAGATCGAGGATGCCGACACCCCCACCGACGACCCCGGTGTGGTGCCTATCGAGGAGGGCTGGGAGGCCGCCGAGAACAACCGGGTCAGTGACTCGAAGTACGCCGAGCGCCTGAAGTTGGGCGAGTCCCCGGTGTTGGTGAAGTTCCTCACCGACAGCCCGATCACCTGGAAGCAGCACTTCATCCAGTCCACCGGCAAGCCCTACGTCTGCCTCAAGGCCGACCGTCGCGGGTGCCCGCTGTGCGACATCGGAGATGTTCCCCGTCCACGCCACATGATGAGCGTGGCCGACCTCTCCGGTGACGAGGCAATCGTCAAGAAGTTGGAGTTCGGCAACCGCCTGCTGGGAGACCTCAAGTCCGTCCACGAGGGTCCTAAGGGTCCGCTGACCCGCTTCTGCGTCCGGCTGTCCAGTCGCGGCAAGGGCTACGACGTGGCCTACACCGTGGACGTGGTCAAGGACCGCGACCTCGAAGAGGAGGAGGAGATCACTCCTGCCGATGTGGCCGAGGCCATCAAGGACCTGGAGCCGCTGATCACCGATGCCATCTACATGAGCAAGTACGAGGACCTCGCCGAGGTCGCGGAGTCGCTCGTCTAAGCCGGGGTTGGGGCCGTGGGAGGCCCGTGGTTCCGCCACCCGTCCCCCCACGGCCCACCCAGGTCCAACGGCCCCAACCCCCACCACCACCTGAAGGAGAACCCACGGTGAACATCATCACCACCGAGCAGGCCCTGGCCGAACTGGTCGAGGCCTACCGTGGTGCGGACTTCGCCTGGGACGTGGAAACGGTCGGCCAGGACCGCCTCAACCACCGCACCAACCAGGTCACCTGGCTGTCGATGGCCACCCACGGCCGGGTCGATGTCATCCCGATGGGCCACCCTAACGGGGAGTTCATCCGGTGGGACAAGCCGCTGCTGGCCACCGGCAAGGAGCGCCAGGCCAAGGGCAAGGAACTGCGCGAACAGGACTACTCCCAGGTCAAGACCAAGTGGGTCGCCGTGTTCACCGACCCCCCGGAGCAGTTGCTGCCGTCACAGGTCTGGCCCGTGCTGTCGCCGCTCTTCAGTGACCCCGAGACCATCAAGATTGCCCATAACCTGCGGTTCGACGCCAAGGCCGTCGCCAAGTACCTGGGGTACGTACCACGTCCCCCGTACTGGGACACGATGGTCACCGGGTGGGTGCTGGAGCCGGGCAACGAGAAGGGCCTGGACCAGATGTTGGCCCGCACCTTCGGCTACGAGATGGTCAAGGGCATCGGCAAGATGGTCGAGGTCCACTCCTTCAGTGACGTAGCCAAGTACGCCGCCCTCGACGCCCGCTGGACCTGGCTCCTGGCCCACCGCCAGTCCGATCTGCTCGATGAGCGTAAGGTCCACGACATCTTCGACCTGGAGATGGACACACTCCAGGTGATCATCGACATGGAGATGCACGGTGTGCGGATCGACACCGACGCCCTGTACCCGCTCAAGGAGCGCCTGACCGCACAGTTGAACGCCGACCGTATCGCCGTGTTCGAGGCGGCCGGACGTGAGTTCTCGATCAACAGCAACGCCGACAAGCAGGAGATCCTGTTCGGGTCCAAGAAGGACGGCGGCCAGGGACTTCGGTCTGTCAAGACCACCCCCAGCGGCAACCCGTCCGTGGACGCCAGCGTGCTGGAGCGGCTGAAGAGCAACCCGGTCGCTGCGTCCCTGTTGAAGTATCAGGAGACCAGCAAACTGCTGTCCACCTACGTCACCGCCTACACCGGGGGAGAGGTCGAGAGGACTACCAACGGCAAGACCCGTCTGGTGAAGGTACCGAGTCTGCTGCAGGACGGACGGATCTACGGGTCGTTTCACCAGACCGGTGCCGAGACCGGGCGTATGTGCTGCGTGGCCGGATCGACGGTCCTCCGCACCAATCGGGGAGACTTCACCTTTGCCGAGTACCTCCCCCAGGAGGACGACTGCGTCGTGACCCATACGGGTCGCTGGATGCGTGTGCTCCGCAAGATCTACAAGGGCCGTGACTTCATGTTACGCGTTCGCACCCACGGTGGCGCAGAACTCGTGTGTACCGAAGACCACCGTTTGCTTACGCCGTCCGGGTGGATGCGTGTAGGCGATCTAGTAGTAGGCAGTGAGGTTCGTTGTGTCAGTCAGCAAGCGGTATGTGAACAACCCGGACAACGTCGCGGCGGTTCTGGAGATGTACAAGGCCAGGGACAAGCCGACCCTGGACACTATGGCCGAGAGGTTGGGTACCACTACCCAGAACGTGCGGCACATCTTGAGGTCTCATCTTCCGAAGGAGGAGTACGCAGCGGAGAAGTCACTGCGACTGTCTCGGTCGAAGATGGGGACCAAGAACCCGATGCTGGGCAAGAGTGGTTCCCAGCACCACAACTACATCGGGGACATCGAGGACGGTCACGGGTACTTGATGCGGAAGGTGGATGGTCGGTACGAGCAGGTTCATCGGATCGTGATGGCCGAGGCCCTGGGGTTGGAGCCGCCCGTACTTCCTCGATCACTACATGTTCATCACATCGACGGGGACAAGCAGAACAACTCCTTGGACAACCTCGCCCTGGTGACTCCTGCTGGGCATCGGACGTTGCACATGACGACCGGGTGGTCGAAGTCTCCTTTGTGGGAGCAATGGGAGTCTGGGACATCGAGGTGGAGGGAGACCACTCCTACTGTGCAGGCGGTTTCCTGAACCACAACTCTAGTTCCCCAAACCTGCAGAACGTGCCTAACGCCTCTACCGACAACGGCCGGGCCATCCGTAACCTGTTCGTCCCCGACCCCGGTCACCGGTTCATCGTGGCCGACTTCGCTCAGATCGAGCCACGGATCATCGCCAGCCTGTCCAACGACAAGCGGATGATCCAAGCCTTCCTGGACGGCGAGGACATCTACACCGCTGTCGCGGAGCCACTGGGAGTCAACCGTGCCGCAGGCAAGCAACTGGTCCTGAGCATCGCCTACGGCATCGGCCCGGACTCCGTCTCCGAGCGGCTGGGTATCAAGGTCACCGACGCCAAGAAGTTGATGACCGACTTCGCCAAGGAGTTCCCGTCCATAGAGACCCTGCGCCGCAAGACCATCGTCAGCGCCCGCAGCAAGAGGCCACCCACAGTCCGTACCTTCTACGGACGGATGCGGCACCTTCCCGACCTCACACATGAGGATGTGTACCTGCGCGCTCGCGCCGAGCGCCAGGCCTTCAACGCGGTGATCCAGGGTTCGGCCGCAGACATCATGAAGAAGGCGTTGGTCCGCACCTACGATCTCCTCCCGCACGGCTCCCACATCGTGATGACGGTTCACGACGAGATCATCGTCACCGCACCGGAGGCCGATGTGGACCTGTCGTCCAAGGCCGTGCGGGAGGGTATGACCGGCATCACCGACTTCAAGGTGCCGCTGGAGATCGATCTCAAGGTCGTGGACCGGTGGGGAGACGCGAAGTAATGGGCTTCTTCGACAGGTTCAAGAACAACAAGGTACAGCACGAGATCCCGGAAGCCTCCACCATCATGGGCCACGACGGTAACTACGACCCGCGCGTCCTGGTCCGCAACCTCGCCTACGACGCACTCCTCGGGGAGGCCGCCGACGAGGTCCTGCATAAGGTCTTCGACCTCCCCCCCGTCAGCCAGGAGGGCCAGGAGGCACTCCAGCGTGACAGTGAAGAGCGGCTGTCCAAGGTGATCATGGCCCTGTCGGTGGTCAACGCGGCGGTGGACACGGTGTTGCGGATCGTTGCCGAGTTCGGCCCCGACGATCTGGACCCCGAGATCAAGGAACGCGGCATCGCGTACGAGTCCGATGTCGCCACCCGCTGCGTGCTGGCCACACTGTCCTGCCTGGTGGACATCGGGATGGTCGAGACCAACCTCCCTAAGGCCAAGGTCATGTTGATCAAGACAGGAGACTCCGATGAGTGACTGGTGGAGCCGCAAGTTGTCGGGGGACACCACCCGTCGTCCGGTGTCTCCGGTCCCGTCCTACCCGCAGACCCAGCCCCCGGCACAACCCCAGATGCCGACTCGCACCACCTTCGACAAGAGCCAGTCGATCTGCCCCGGCTGTGGCGGCGACAACTACTTCTCGATGGGCACCGCCAAGCCACGCTGCTACGACTGCGGGTACCCCATAGAGCAACAGTCCACCGGCATGACCGGTACCGGGGAAGGCGGGCCGGTCACCCCGGCTCGGCAGGTCCCGTCAGCGGGCTACCAGCCGCAGAACACCAGTGCCGGGAGGGTCGGATGATCGACGCCACCGCCCTGGCCCTGGCCAAGACGATCAACAAGAAGTTGAAGACCGAGGCCGTCGTCGTGGCCTCCAGCATCGAGCACAACCTGATGCCGCGCATCACCACCGGCAGCGTCAGCCTGGACTACGCCCTAGGAGGCGGCTGGCCCGGTAACCAGTGGATCGAACTGGTAGGGGAGGCCTCTTCAGGGAAGACCGCCGTGGCCCTCAAGACCATCGCCGCCAACCAGGCCGCCAACCCCGACCACACCACTGTCTGGGTCGCCGCCGAGCAGTGGGTCCCACAGTACGCCCAGATGTGCGGGGTCAACCTCGACCAGGTCCTGGTGATCGAGACCAACATCATGGAGGAGGCCTACCAGGCCGTCATCCAGTTCGCGGAGTCCAAGGCCGTGGATGCCATCGTCATCGACTCCCTCCCGGCCCTGGTCCCTGCGCTGGAGGACGAGAAGGATGCCGGGGAGTCCACGGTCGGCAAGGGCGCGTTGTTGACCAACCAGTTCTTCCGTAAGGTCGGCGCGGCCATGAAGCGCAGCCTCATCGAGGAGGAGCGCCCGGTCCTGGGCATCATGATCAACCAGTACCGGCTGCAGATCGGTGTCATGCACGGCGACCCCCGCACCACCCCAGGCGGAAAGGGCAAGGACTTCGCCTTCTTCGTCCGGTGTGAGATCAAGCGCGGCGACTGGCTGGTCCACGGCAAGGGCACCGAGGCTACCCGTGTCGGCCAAACCATCAAGGTCCGCATCATCAAGAACAAGACCGCCCCGCCCAACCAGGTCGCCAACATCGACTTCTACTTCGATGACTGCCCGCCGCTGTTCAAGGCCGGGGAGACCGACTTCGCCAAGGAGATCGTGGCCCTGGCGATCCTCAACGACATCCTCACCCGTAGCGGGGCATGGTACTACTACGGCGACCGCAAATGGCAGGGTGCCGACTCCGTCCTGGACAGCGTCCGGGAGGAGCCTGATCTGGCCCAGGTCCTCACCCGTGAGGTGATGGAGGTGGTCAGTCGTGCCGCGAAGTGAGGGACAGCGGCAGAGCCGCAAACACGAGGACCGCTTGGCCGCCAAGACCGGTGGACAGCGCAACGTCGCCTCAGGTGCCTTCTGGCACCGCAAAGGAGATGTCAGGACACCGACTCTGCTCATCGAGCACAAGTGGACTGGCAAGAAGCAGATCACGATCAAGGCCGAGTACCTGGAGAAGATCACCAGGGAGGCGATCTTGGACGGTCGCACTCCCGCCGTTGGCTTCCATCTGAACGGTCACAACTACGTGATCCTCGATGAAGACGACGCACTGACCATCCTCAACGGGACGGGTGAACCGACATGAAGGACACCCGTTGGACCACGACGAAGAGTGGCGTAGGAGCGCCAAGTGCTTCGGTGTTGACACCGAACTGTTCTACCCGCCACGCGACAAGGCCCTCTACAAGGGCATCGCAGACCAGGCATTGGCCATCTGTAACGGCAAGGACTCCCGCCCACCCTGCCCGGTACGGATCGAGTGCCTGCTCTACGCGCTACGCCGCGACGAGGAGCACGGGATCTTCGGTGGGATGTCCCACCGGGAGCGCAACGCCCTGCTCCGCAAGTGGAAGCGCAGAGACCCCTACCTCGACCTCCGGGACGACGACGAGGACCTCTACGGCCAGGCCCAGCGCCTGGTGGACGAACGAGGGAGGTGAATAGGATGCCCGCCGTCACCCAGGGTCCGCTGAAGGACTACCTGGCCACCCGCAAGTCCAAGACCAAGGTCATCAGCCGGGTGGACCGCTACCTGCAGACCCGCACCCCCGACACCTCGCGGCGCACCGATGTGTTGCACCCCAGCGAGATCATCGGCAAGGACTGGTGCCTGCGGGCCTCCTATCACCTGTTGCGCGGGGCCGAGCCCAAACGGGTCAGCCACCCGCTACGTACGGAGAACGTCTTCCGTACCGGCCACGACATCCACGACAAGTGGCAGGGGTGGGCCGCTGATGCCGGACTGCTGTGGGGCACCTATCGCTGCCGCATCTGCGATACCACCGAGGAGTCCCTCGGCTGGCCTGACCACCACTGCCGGGTGTGTCTGGTCGATGCATGGAAGTACGCCGAGGTCAAACTGGCGATTCCCCACCTCCGGATCGAGGGCCACACGGACGGTTGGCTGAAGTTCGAGGGGGTGGAACCTGATCACCTCTGGGAGATCAAGTCGATAGGCACCGGCACCCTACGGACCTACGAGCCCTCGCTGCTGCGGGCCGGGTGCCTGGAGGAGGCCTTCAAGCAGATCAGCCGACCGTTCGGAGGACACAACCTGCAGGTCCAGTTCTACTTCGAGGCGGTACGTCTGGAGTACGGCGAAGCCGCCCCCACTAAGGCCATCATCCACTACGAATGCAAGGCCAACCAGGACGTGAAGGAGTTCACGGTCGAGCGTAACCGGGACCTCATCGATCCGATCCTGGACAAGGCCTACGAGGTCGTACAGCGGGTCGAGGTCGATGACGAGCCGGACTGCAGCATCCACCCCGGATCGACCTGTGCCAAGTGCAAGGAGTTCGCATGAGTGACTACCGTCTGGGTCCGGTCAGCGAGCGGGCCTTCCACGAGATCCTGTCCCAGGGCCTGGGTCTGCCGGAGAAGCCGATCTCGGGCCTGCCCAAACTCCCCGATTCCCTGACCTCCATGAGTGACACCGACCTGATGGAGTCCTACGCCGAGTTCGTGGCCTGGAGCGACTACACCACCAGCCAGGTCGCCGCCGCCGCCATCGATGAGCGCGCGGCCCAGGCCCACCTGGAGGCCAAGGAGGCCGAGGTGATGCTGCGGGAGTGGACCGGCAAGACCGGCGACCGGGTCACCCTGCAGAAGGCCAAGGCCGCCGCCGACCCCGACATCATCGCCGCCCGCCAGCAGGTCGATGAGCGGTACGCCTACCGCAAGTTGACCGAGAGCATCGCCGCCGCGATGGAGCGCAACGCCCAGATGCTCTCCCGAGAACTCACCCGACGCACCAGTTTCGACAAGACAACACTCCGAGGAAGGCACACATGAGTCGTTTCGTTGAGGTCCCAGGGGATCGGATTCTCTACACGGTGGACGAGGCCTGTTGGCTCCTGTCCATCGGTCGCACAACAATGTTCGCTCTCTTGAAGGACAACACCATTCCGAGCGTGAAGATCGGAGGGTCACGACGCATCCACCGCGACGTGCTCGAACGTTTTGCAACGATGGGGAGGGACGAGACGTGAGCAAGTACTTCACGAAGATCAACAGCCCCTACAAGCGCGACCCCAAGGGCAAGGCTTTCATCCCTGAGTTCGCTGATCCAGTCTTCGAGGAGAATCTGCATTCCGACTGGAAGTGGTACTACAAGTGGGACGGCACCAGCGTCGGCTTCGAGTGGGGCGGTGAGCCGTTCGGGCGCACCAAGGACAGCGCCCTGTCCTGGGAACAGTGGAAGGCCGTTCTCTCTTGGCAGGAGTTTGAGCAGGGATTCACCCTCCTTGACGACATCAAGTACGTCTACGGAGAACTCGTAGGCCCCGGTATCCAGGGCAACCCTCACGGCTTGGAAGAGTTGGAGGTCATCACCTTCGCCTCCAGGGACGCGACTTCGTACCACCTCGACTCAGACAACCTGTGGTGGGGCTGCTCTTTGCAGGAGGCGATCAACGAGTTTCGGGTGAACCGTGCGGGGCTCAAGCAGGAGGCGCAGGGGTACTTCGAGGGACTTGTCGGACACCTCGCCGCCGATCCCAACGTCATCACCAAACTCAAGGTGAAGGACCGGTGGTCATGGTGAGCATGAAGTCGCAGATCCTCAACACCGCCCTCGACCAGGCCGAGCACGGGGTCACGGTCAAGTAGTTTGCGGCCTACGGGTTCCAGGACCGGATCGTGCGCGACCAGTTCCGGCACCTGGCACAGCAGCGGCACCTGGTCTTCTCCGGCTACTACCGGAACAGTTCCCCGGTCTACATCCTCCCCGTCTTCCAGGGGTCGTGCTGATGTACAACAACTGGCCCGGCCGCTCCTACCACCTCGCCCAATCCACCACACCGGAGAGCACCATGCCCCTACTGATCGAGGACAACCCGGAACTGACCGCCCCCCTGTCCGACTGGACTGAGGCCGACCGCAACCTGCTCAAGACGGCCGATGCCGTGGTGAGCCTGCGGGACGACCAGTACGGGGGGTGCTGGGACCACCACATGCTCACCGCCAACCTGTGGAGCGCCTACCTGGGATGCCCGATCTCCCCGGAACAGGTCAGCGTCCTGTTCATCCTTGACAAGATCGTCCGTTCCAAGACCCAGGACAAGCCAGACCACTGGGTGGATGTGGCCGGGTACGCCGCCGTCCACGCCAAGGTACAGGCCGCAGCGGAGAGGATACTCAACAGTGACTGATCTGTCGAGGTGGTGGACGCGCCTGGTACAGGCAGAGGCCGAGATCAAGACGCTCCGCGAGGAGGTCGCACTCTTGCGGAAGGGT